TTACATAATCCCGTTCATACCTAAACTTAACGTAGATAGTTTCATAATCTATTTTCCATCTAGCGTGCCTCTCATACTTTTCAATCGACTCTGTTATCCAGTTAACTATCTCGTCGTATCGATCCATATAGGTACTTACTTGATCAAAATGATTAGGTAGATGGCACGTATGCCAGCCTAAATTTCCATCATCATTCCAGTGCCATGTAATGGGCTGATCAGTCATACTCAATAGCCGGCCGCGACCAACAATTCCTTTACTTGCGGCACTATTTTAATATCTCGTATAAACTTGATGGCCCATAGTTCAGGATTGATATAGTCGATGATCATTTTAACCTGAGTTTCGTCTAACTCATCTAAAAATTTAGTACCACTTGCACTTTGATATAGCATCCATGGACTAATCTTACCGGTTGTGACGGCGTGACAGAGTTTATTCTTATTGGCATATCGTAAAATATCACGATTCAATACCCGTTCTGTTTCTGCTAGTGTGATAGTAGTTTCGATACTACGGGCAATTGCGTCTAGCGGGTCTTCTTCACGAAGGTATTCTGTAAGAAATTTATTATATGAGCTATCACTATTCCAAGCATCAACTTTAACCTGGTTCTTCAACAACCAATCTACAAACCTATTGATATTCAGCGCATTAATATCAACACAATAAGTCCCAAACTTTACAAAGGCGGTGTAATATGCACTCTTAATGAATTCTTCGTATGTTCGATTTTTCTTGCTGGTACTATTTTTTACATAAAACTGCAACCAAGCTTGAAACCCGATCCGATTACCACGCCTATCCTTCTCAAGCCAACGATGTTTGTATTCACATATATGCTTTAATACAGTTGATTCACGAAGGAATTCACGTTTGCAAAATTCACAACCGTACTTGATAGCACTATCCGTTGCCTCTATCTTTTTCGTATTCTTCAATATCATCATCGGTTACTATCTGGTTAAGGGTTTCAATATCGGATATCTTGAGATTTGGAAACAAAGTACTCAAATGTATTTTACGCTTTTGCTCAATTACAAACGTCTTGGCAATCTCTGTTAAGGTGTCACTGTCTGCTTTAGGGTAAATCTTTGCATAGTAGTCTTTAACTTCTTTAGCCTTTGCAGGTGTTTTAAGTTTACTGACACTTGCGCTTATGTTTGGTATCCATTGATGAAATTGCTTGCCCAAGCCCGGACTAGCTGCACATAACATTAGCCATTGCAGCTTGGGATGCTTTTGTACGTTTTCATTGAATAGATATTTATTAGCGTGATACTCAGTGCTTTGCAAATAATATCCCTGGAGATCCTTATTACCTTTGATTGCGCTCATCCAATGCACCATCATAAAGGGCACAAATTTTCGCTGCTGATCTTCAGTTAATCGGTCAAACCAAGCATAATCTTTTTTATCTAACGCGGTCAAGGCTTCAAACAAATCAAAATCTTGTTTTTCAAACTTCTCATCTACTGCTAGTTTTGTTGCCATTATATACTTACCACGCTAACGAATAATCTACGATCTCACAGTTTCTGCTAACTTCTTTTACGAAATAAACGCACATTGGTTTAACTGAGTCTTGAATTGGTACGCAAAGAAATTGTCCATTCTTAAGCCTCGGAGCATACCAAGTTACATCGTGGTAGATGTCAATAATTTCAATGGGTTGAAATGTAGGGGAGAATGATGATAATGGATTGAATTCAAACGCATTAAACCCGCGATCATTGATACTAGTTAGGGGCAATGTTTCTAGATCGCCGTGTTCCTTTTCACCAATCAAAATCTGCCAATCAACGGGCATCTTTATAACGTGTTCACCTATTCGCAATACCAACGCCGGAGAGCTGAATGATTCTAGGAATATTAGAGGGATGTAATGATAGTCAACTGCTGTGGGGTTTGAGTTGTCTAGGATAGCAAATCGCAGATCATCTATTTCCTCAGGCAGAGTTTCAAGATTGTAATAAGAATTTTCTAAAGTGAGGATGCGAATTTTATTTCTCCGATATTGTTATAGTTATTATACACTATTTGGTCTAAGAAAGCAATAGTCTTGGGAGTATCATCCATTATTTATATTGTAATTTATCCACTGAAAAGGGATAATTGGCCTCTTTATAAAATTCTTTTCGCTTTGTCAAATGACGTTTGGCAAACTTGCAGCTTGAAGTTATATCGTATATTTCCACGTGATCTTTGTCTTCTGCTTTTCTAATGCCACGGCCAATGCTTTGAATAACCCTCACAAATGATTTGCCAGGCTCGATCAGCACCACATTAAATATTCGAGGGATGTTGATGCCTACCGCTGCCACTCCATATGTTGCGACTAAGACTAATCCTGAGTTTACAGACACTTTGTCATACTCTTCCTGCCTTACTTGTGCCTTGGTATCTCCACTGATGAAGACTGCATCGGGGATCCTACTAACGATTTCCTTACCCGCATTCACTCGATCAACTAGAACTAATGTATTGCCACTAGCCTTTAGTGATTGAATTTGCTTGGCAATGACATCCAATCGTGTTGAATCTTCAAGCAAATGCTTCAACTCGCTTTGATAGTTTGAAAATTCCAATCCATCTTGTAATTGAATAATATTCACGTGGCATTGAGCAAGCACACCTTGTTCCTGTAAAGTACTAGCTGATAGTTTGTTAATCACTGGCCCCAAACTGACAAACAATGCCTGACTTTCAAGCTTTGCTTTTGGGATAGTACCAGTCAGTCCCCATCTAATCGGGATATGACTCATTACCCCTGTCAACAGTGTTTTCAAGGCATCAGCTTTTGCTTGGTGCACCTCGTCAACAATCACACATACCACACCCTCCAAAAACTCGTCGATTGGAACTTCCGCTTCATCCGCTTTAGTATTCTTCAACATCACATTCAGGCTCTGCCAGGTGCAAATCGTATGCGTATGCCCGATTTCTTTTCTTCCACCGTAATACACCCCGACATTAAGGCCTAGATTGCGATAGTCCTTTTCTGTTTGCGTAACCAAGGATACATTAGGTACGATTACAATGCTACGACCATACCGTTCTATGCTAGCACTTAGAGCCGCGGTCATAATAGTTTTTCCGGCACCAGTAGCTATCTCCTGCAAACACTGCGGGTTACTTAAAAAGTTGTTGATTAGCTCAATTTGATAATCACGCAATACGATAGGTTCACCTGCAATGGGATGACCAATAGGCCAAGTTTTGTGCGTGAAGGTGTCTTCAGTTACTTGGGTGAACTCAAATGTAGTTGTATATTCTCTGGAATCTTCTAATGTAATATCGTACCCGGCGAGTTCAATTAGGGGTAGGATTTCAGGGAGTAAATTCATAAAGGTGCTACCACCTAAACTAAAATAACTTACCTTACCATTCCATCGCCCAAGACGGACACTTGGCAGATACCTCGCACCCGGCACCTCATATTCAAACATCTTCATCAATGTTTTTCTATCTGGCAAGTCTAGCCCAACCAGTTTTACATTCACTTCATCGGTGACAATTATTTTACATTCTTTCATTTGATCTCTATTGGTAGGGAGTTAGTTACTTTAATAATTTTCTTTGCGGAACTATGCTGATAGTCTCCGGGCGACACATTGATAAATGTCAATATGACAGGATATTTAAATTGGATGCTACTATCCGCTCTCTGCAAATCATTCCTAGAGATAGAGTACGGATGCTTAAAATTACGATAGAAGATACCCGCTGCAAGTAGCTTACTATGCATCTCTTTCTTATTTTGTAATTGCAGGGATCCTTGTCCCACAAAATAAACACAATCACATCCCAATTCAACCAGCCAATCAATCGCAACATCAAGGTTAGTAATATCTATCTCTGATAGGTAATTCGAGGCGAACACCAGCCTGCTATCATATTTAGTAACGGAGTGATCAATCGATACTCCATACTCCGATAGCAATGCCAGGGTTTTAACATCAGCAGCCAGTTGAATATGCGCTATTGCTTTATCCAAATAAACATTAGTAGCCGCAACAAGTAGCCGATCATTGACACGCACTAGAGTAGGTGTCCAACAAGTTACATTGGCATATGGCTGCAAACGAGCTATCAGTTCCGTGATTAGTGGGCAATAATTTACTACCGGATAATGCTTGGTTGCTCGGTTAACAATTAGCTTTAGAGCGTGGGTACTAAATGGGGCTTTATATAGTTTTAGTATTTTGTCCCAGATAAAGGGATTAACTTGATCCTGAGGACTGTTGTCAGAAATGAATTTCTTATTGAAGGGCGCTTTAAAAATTATAGTAGAATCTTGGATAGAAATAAAGGCGCCAGTCAACAATGGATCACTTGTTACAATGGGAGTAGTCCAAATCAATGTCTCAACAATGTCTGATGTTATCAGCCAGTTAGTTGCCAGTTGCCGTTTATATTTTACTATCATTTTTTCAACTAATGCTACTTGATTGCTAGTTAGCGGTTTATGTTGGGCTAACAAGTTTAACATATTTTGTATAAACCGTGAATCATACACACTAAGTGCAAGCCGTTGCATAAAATGCAACAAATGTTCCCGTGTAGTTAAATCCATATTCATATTATACGTCATCTCAGTGGAAAAAGCAAATGAATTGGTAAAAGTGGAACCTAAGTTCCCAAATAGTTATCAAGTTTGGACTAAATATTAGTGTCGTTCGCGGATCTAGATAATCCCAACTACTCTAACGCTTTAACGGAGCAATCAGCATGAATATTTATCTTTGCGTCAAGACCCATATTATAACAGGTCTAAAATATCTTTGTCAAACAAAAAGAGACCCTTTCAAATATAATGGTTCCGGTAAGTACTGGAAATTACATTTGAAGAAACACGGAACTCTACACACAACTACCATCATAAAAGAATGCTCTTCAAAAGAAGAAGTGAAAAAATATGGAACCTATTATTCAACGTTATGGAATGTTGTTGCGAGCGATGAATGGGCAAACTTGAAACCCGAAGAAGGTGATGGAGGTGACCCTGGGCCTGAGGGGAGG